TGCAACAGAAGTAAAGTTTGCAGTAGAAGGTACTTTGAATGATGGTACTAAAATCTATTCTACCGCTGATGAGTGGACAGTAGGTGTGGACATCTTTACTCAAGATGCTGAAGGAAACCCAGTGCCAGTACCTGCAGGTGAATACCTATTAGAAGACGGTGTGACCAAAGTAGTCGTAGGCGAAGATGGTCTAATTGCCGAAATCGAACGCGAAGAACAATCTACCGAAATGAGCAGCGAAGACTTAGTTGCTGTTATCGGTAACTTGTCGGAGCGCATTGCTGCACTTGAAGTTGAAAAGACTGAACTAGCTGCGGCAGTAGAAACTGCTAAGAAGGATGCAGAAGCATTGAAGACTGAACTTGCTTCAGTTAAAAAAGCACCTGCTGTACCTTCTGTTAAATCACAAGAATTTAAAAAGAATGCTTCTCCGGTTGTTGCTTCGAATGGTTCATCATTCAGCGACTTCATGGAAAACATCCGTGCAAAAAAGTAATTAATTAAAGAATAAAAAAGTAAAGTAATATGCCAAATCCAGTTCTATTAAACAACACCTACTCAGGACAACTGGCAGGTGAAATTGTAGCAAAGGCTCTGCTATCTAACGTATCAACTCAATACGTTACAATGAAGCCAAACGTACCATACAAATCAGTAGTACGTAAAATTGATGACACTGTAACTTTCGCTGCAGGCACATGTGATTTCACTCCAACAGGAACAATCAACTTGAGCGAGCGCGTTTTGACTTTGGAAGAATTCCAAGTTCAGCGCGAAATCTGTAAGAGAGAATTATTCACCGATTGGTCAACAGCTGATGTAATGAGCGGTCGCGTAAGCACGCAAATCCAAGACGCTATCATTGAGCGTTTGGTAAATGGTATTGCTGCTGCTAACGAATCTGTAATGTGGAACGGTGTTAATGCCACCGCTGGTCAGTACGATGGTTTCTTGACTTTGATCAAGGCAGGTGGTTCAGGTGCTGTATCTGCAGGTTCAGGCGCACTTGATGCAACAAACATCATCGCTACCATTTGGGACATCATCAACACAGCAAATTCGGCTGTTAAGGGTGCTGCTGAAAAGCCAGCTTTGTACATGGGACAGGCTGCATGGGAAGCCTACATGCAAGCACAGATTGCTGCTGGCAACGGTTGGTACTTGACAGGTGGTCCTGAAGTAGCTAAGCGTTTCGTAGGTATGTACGAAATCTACGTGTGTCCGGGTATGGCTGCTAACAACATCGTGTTTGCACAGAAGTCAAACTTGATGCTTGGTACTTGGCAGGAGAACCAAATGAACGAAATCTTCATTTTGGACATGCAGAATCTTGATGGTTCACAGAACGTTCGCTACGGTGCACGTTTCTACTTGGGTGCACAGATTGCAGTTGGTGAGGACATCACCTACTGGGGTGCATAATCAATAAATTCATAAAGGGGGTGTAACAGCCCCCTTTTAACCAAATAAAAAAATAATAATATGGCTTGTGAATTGACAACCGGCTTCACATTAGGATGCCTTGAAGGTATCGGTGGGGTTAAAGAGGTTCTTATTACTAACTACACCCTAGCGGATGGTAGTGATTTCACTTCAGGCATCACTTACGATCTTGATGGTTTTGTGACTGGATTGCCCGGAACAGCACTTGCACCTGTAACAATCTATCGTTACGTTCCATTCCGCAATTCGGGTTCATACGTTGAAACGGTGCAAAAGAATTTGGAAACAGGTACACTGTTTTTCTCACAGGAAGTTGGATGGACTTTCGGTAAGTTGAACCAAGATATGCGTAACGAATTTTTGAATGTTGCTAAGGCTAAAATGATTGTGTTCGTTCGTACAAATGATGATCAAATTTTGTTGATTGGTACCACTGAAGGAGCGCAACTTACTGCTGGTACTGTGCAATCAGGACAGCAGAAGGCAGATTTGATGGGTTATCAAGTAACATTGATTGCAGAAAATCTTGTTCCTGCTAGTCACTTGGAACCATACGGTGCAGGTGAAACACCATTTGAAAATTTTACGGGTATCGTTGTAAGTCCTGCTTACTAAGAATTTGTTTTCCGTTTTGTGTGTTCTTGTTGTATTGAAAAAAAGGGCAGGTTATTCATGACTTGCCCTTTTAATTTAAAAAGACTATGATATATTTACAAACCGATACACCTGCACAAACCATCTACTTACAGCTAGATGAAACAAGGCAGTATTTTGCCACACCATTCACGCACTACCTGTTGATTTTGACACACGAAGAAAATAGCACAACCGGAGATAAGCTTGCACAGGTAGCGCAGATAGTGAATGAGAATGTGCGAATAACTCAATTGACTGTAACAACCAGTTCACTAACGTTGGCAGGTCGCTACCGTTATGACGTATACGGTCAAAATTCCGCTGTAAATATTGATCCAACAAACGCAAGTGTAGTAGGTTTGCTGAAACGTGGTTATGTCGTATTGACGGCAAACACCCAGTTCTTCGATGTGCCTTCTATCACAATACCAAATGATATAATCTATGAGCCATAACGAATCAAATATAGTTTCTTTAAAGCTTAGCGAGTATGTTGCTAAGAGCGATGCAGAAAAGGTAGACAGAAAGGGATGGGTTAATTACGGAGATCAAAACGATTTCCCACAATACCTGCGCGATTTGGCGCACGAATCACCTGTGCATGGTAGTTTAGTTGTAGCCATTGGTGACATGATAGCAGGCAAGGGTATTCAATCGGAACAATACCAAGCCGAATTAGACGCATTAAACATAGATTCTTTAACCTATGCATGTGCGCACGACTTAAAGTTGTTTGGTGGGTTTTATATCGAAGTCATTTGGAGCAACGACAGAACGGTTATATCTAAGCTAAACGCTATACCATTTGAAGAATGTCGCATCGCAGTCAATCAAGAGGACGATACCGAAATAGGAATCTTTCACAGCTACGATTGGACCAACACACGGAAGAAAAGAAACACTCCTGAATTCATACCGAAGTACAATTATTTGACACGTGAACAAGAGCCACGTCAAATCTATTGGTGCTTCACGTACACAGGTAGCGATTCATATCCACGCCCCGATTATTGGAGCGCAATTAACTATATCGAATTAGATAAGCAGATATCTATATTCCACATCAACCAAATCTCAAACGGTCTTTTCCCTTCAACTATTATCAACTTCTACAATGGTCAGGCAACACCTGAACAGAAGCAGCAGATGATGATGGATTGGGAAAACAAAATGAGTGGTGCTCGTAACGCTGGTAAGGTGGTTATGTTTTTTAACGAACGCGATCAACCTAAGACCGAAATAACTCCGTTCCCTGTAAACGATGCAGATAAGCAATATGCATTGATGAATGATACAGCGCAACAAAAGATTATTACTGCGCATCGTGTGACTACGCCATTGCTTTTCGGTATACGTGAGAACACTGGATTTGGTAGCAATAAAGATGAAATGGCTGTCGGTTTGGAGATATTCAACAAACAAGTGATTGAGCCGTATCAGGCAAAGATTAACTACAGCTTAGAAGAATTGCTTAGCAATCAAATGCCCGGTGTAACCTTTGAGATTATACCAAACACACCACTTGCTGTTGAACAGGCTGAAGCTGTTGTTGATGCAACAGGTGGAATGACTACCGATGTGGCTGCTACTGCTTTGAATGGTGCGCAGATTACTTCACTTATAGACATCGTCATGCAAAGTGCAGCAGGTGCTGTACCTGTAAGCAGTGCAAAGGCAATCGTGCAAGCTGCATTTCCAACATTGCCAGCTACTACTATCGATGCAATCTTTGCCGATGTTTTACCCGGCTCATTGCTGCCTACGGAAGTAATTCAATCGAGTGTTGAATTAAAAAAAAAAGATGATAGCACAGCAGGCGATGCGCTAATAGCATTAGGTGAAGATGCTAGTGAGGATTGGATACTTATAGACAGTTACAATGCAGATGAAGAAATTGAGCATGAGTTTGCAGTGCGTACAGGTGCTGCTAGGCCAGCTGCAAAAAGTGAGCAAGATGCTGTTATCGATGGCAAATACTTTATTACTCGTTACGTTTACGCAGGTAGTTTTAGCCATCCTAATATGCGCCCATTCTGCAAGAAAATGATAGAAGCAGGCAAGCTATATCGCAAGGAGGATATAGTTTCAATGGAAAATGTAGCAGTTAATCCCGGATGGGGCCCTGAAGGTGCAAACACATACGACATTTGGTTTTACAAAGGCGGTGGTAACTGCAAACATTTTTGGGAGAAGCGCGTATATGTAGATGCAAGCGGTGCAAAGATTAATCCTAATGATCCTGATGCGCAACGTATCGCAGTGAGCATGGCTGAACGTATGGGCTATAAAGTGCGAAATAATTCACTTGTTGCAAAGCTTCCTGAAGACATGCCCTATAATGGCTTCCTTCCTACAAATCCTATTTACGGCAATCAATAATTAAAACTATGGCTGAAGTATTACTAATATCCGAAAACTACGTGAAGAAGTACACTACCATCAACGGTAGTTTAGATCCAAACCTTCTTTACCCATCAATCTATTTAGCACAGGACAAATGGCTACTTCCCTTTTTGGGAACTGACCTTTTGAATAAGATTAAAAACGATGTTGCCGCAGGTACGATTAGCGGTAACTACGAAACACTGCTGGAAGATTACATCCAAAAGATGCTGCTTTGGTGGGTTATGGTGGATGTTACACCTAACCTGTGCTATCGCATGGACAACGGCACACTGGTTCAACGTCAAAGTGAAGACACGGTGCCTGTTTCGGACTTAGTCATGAAGGATATGATTGACCGGGCACGCCAAAACGCGGAGCATTACACCACTTTGTTAGTCGATTACTTGTGTGCCAACAGCAGTTTATTCCCTGAATACAGCACAGCGCAATGGCCTGACCGTTCACCACGAACAGACGTGACCAACACGCTGAACTATCAGTTTTCATCGGGCAATACAGCAACCAGCTTTCGCCCTACTTACTCACGTAACATCCTTAATCGTATACCATGAGTGATAAAAAAACACTGAAGCAAGAATACACCGAACGTTTGCGCAAGTATGAGCGTGAGCTGTCACTTAAATTAAGAAGCAATGTCAACAAAGAAGCAGACAAAACCAAAAAGTGAACAGTCAAATATTACTTACAAGTTGATTCGATACAACCTTCAGCTGTTCGATGGCTTGTGGTCAATACCGATAGCTTTTGCGCTGTTTATCATTGCAGGTACATTGAGTGCCGAATACTTTGGCGATGCGCTCATATCTACCGAATACGTGCAATACATCGTGCTGGCTTCACTCATCATGGTATTTGCCAACTTCATTACGTTTTTGGGAATCCGTTTAAATTTTAGGGCATTGCAACGCGAAGTTTATAGCAAAGAAATTAAGTATGAACTAAACACCTATCTAACCACATGGCAAAAGGTTGTCTTATACCTGCTGTTATATGCATTCTACTTTGCTGCATTCCTGTTTGTACTTCACTTGCTGATGACGGCTACTGCGTAAGGGT